CATCGGGGAATAGCAACTTGTAGTACAAAGCTTTTTTCGCAGAACTGCTTACCGTATCAAAATCCGTTTCCGTGTAATTGGCGGTAAACTCTAGGACGCTCAACCCTTGAACCCCTGGGACATAAACCGGGTCTGCATCCTCCAAATCTGTCAGATCGACCTGTTCAGGTGCCCCGCCGATGTCCGGAAAGCTTTTAATGCGAACTGCCTTGGCGACCGTTAGCGCTGACTCACCCCATTGCAGTTGCACGCCAATGGTACTCATTCTGGATACTTCGTTTGCCAATTAACTCCCCTCCTTATGCCTTGTTGAAGGTGATTTTACTACTTGGGATGACAGTCATTTTCATCTCCATTACAGCTCGTGTCCCAGCCCCTACTGTAGTCACGAAATGCTGACCGGACCAAGTGAAGGAGCTATCGTCCGGGAAGGTTAAAGTGTAATCTTGATCCGTCCCAGCGTCCGTGGCAATCTTGTTGAACTCCACCTTACTGTAGTTCAAAGTGAACTCCAAACTACCACCTTCACTGACACCTCGCACGAAGACTTGCGACGTATCACTTAAATCAGTTGCTTCGAGACCAGCGGCTGGTCCGCCAAGATCAGGGAAGGCTTTAATGCGAACGGTTTTAGCACCCCATCCCAGGGTTACCCCCATTGTTGATAGGCCCATTTTCTACCTCCTATACACGTATTTGTCTTTTGAAACCACGCCATCGTATCGAGCAACGAGTCGGTAAACCGACGGGTTGTCCAGATTGACAATCGGTGAAGCCCTTTTTCTACCGAGTCCGACTCCTGCTAAAACCCCATCTATCTCGTGCAGAATCCCCTTAGCTTGACCCTTACGACCCCTAGCTAGGTTTGAAAACACCTCAATTTGGAACATGACCCGAGCGTGGTTCTCCAAACTCTCACAATCGACGGTGCGTTCGTAAATGGCATTGTCAAGTTGCTGAATGATCACACAGGGGAACCCACCCTCACCAACCGGAACCTCCCCATAAATGTAGATCGGATCATGAGTTGCTCTGAGTCGGTTAATGACAGCGTCGATAACCTCATTCTCGATGTCAATCATCCAAACAACTCCTTAGCAATCGTAACCGCCTCTTCTTCTAGCCGCCTTGCTGCATTCCACATGAACGGCCTAGCCCGGTAACCGTAGGTGGCCACGAACCTTTGCGAACGCTCATTGAAATAAATCCAATACCTGTCCTCGGGTTTGTAGACCCAGCCCTGCTCCCCATACTCTGGGTGTGGAGACTTTCGACCCACCATCCCGGTTCCAAACTCCACGAACTTGGCGTAATACAGTGTTGTTCCAACCCAGCCGCGTTTCGCTTTCAGATCGTAGCCGCCTCTTATGCTATCTCTCAAGTCTCCCGTCCATAGGCCAGGAGTGTCATAGATCAGCAGCTGCAATTCCTCTCTAACAATCTCAATGCCCCGCTGAACCATCCTGGCCAAAAACAGGTCCTGCCGCCTCTCAAAGTCCACCCTGAACTGGTCTACGATCTTAAGGGCTCGATCTATCTCTTTCACTGAGACCTTGAAGGTGTAATTAGCCAAGGTTAACCCTCTTTACGGCATAGGAAACGCTGTTCAAGCTCCTGCCAACCCGTGTGACCGTATAATCATGCGGCCCCTTCGTTTTAAGTGAATCAATCCAGAACACACTACTTTCCGTTATCGGTAAATTGGTATTGGTGGTTGCCAACACCTTGTCGTATTCCACGCTGTCGCCGAACTGGCGATGGTAGACACTCCCTTTGGCAGGTGAGACGTTGATCTTTAGCTCAATGGGGTCAGTGTAAACTGGCTCATATTCCCCAGTCTTGTTACCGTACTGGTCTGTCACATCCTTGTTTTTCAAGAACAAGGCGTAGTAGACGGTTTGTTTGTTTCGTTCCAAGGAGCGCATCATATCACCTTGACCAAAGGTACTATGTCCCGGAGCATCGAATCGGGAATGTCCGCGCTCTCGTAGCTCCGGGAAATCCCGTTCTCGCTATGGGCGGTTTGGCCTTCGGCTCCCATCTTGCTGTATAAGTATACAGCGATTTCGACCTGTTTGCCCCCATACCGACCCGGAAGGTCTGTGACCTCCGGGTGGTATGGGTAGAGATGATTTATCAGTCTTTCCTTGGACAAGGATAGTAAGGTGAGAAGCAACCGCTCATCGGTCTCGCCTGTTAGTATTTTTAGACTATCCAGGGTAGGGTTACCGCGCACCTCATTCCCTCCTTACTCACCGACCTCCACCGCGTTCGACGCTACCACTCCTAGGGCAGTCCCAGTGGCTGTGACCACGCAACGGATGAACTTACCCACGTCTCCCACTGCAGGTGTATAGGTCGCACTGGTTCCGCTGGACGTGATGTCGGCGTAGGTTCCAGTTTCGGTACTGGACGACTGCCACTGGTAGGCCAGGGTTGGCCCAGCGGGCACACCCTTATAGGTCACGGTTAGAGCCCCGGTCGCCACGCCCTTGACAACTGGCGAGCCAAGGGTCACAGTCGCTAGCTCGGGAGTGTTAACCTTGACCGCATTAGATGTCTTGGTCCCCAAAGCCGTCCCGCTGGATGTGACCACGCAGCGAATATACTTTTCAGCGTCAGCGGCAACAGGTGTATAGGTCGCACTGGTTCCGCTGGACGTGATGTCGGCGTAGGTTCCAGTCTTAGTGGTCGCCTTCTGCCACTGATAGGCCAAGGTGGCGGCACTCAACGGACTGCCCGTGTATGTGACCCCAAGAGCCTCAGTGGCCACGCCCACATAAACAGGCGAATCCAGCGTAACCTCATCGACCTCCGGCAAAACCTCAGCAACCGCTAGAGGATCGACAGTGTAAACACGTACACCAGGTTTCGGTGCCTCGAATTCGGTATTGATTCCGGTGATCTTAGCATGGTACCATTCGGGACCATGGTCCAACCCCAGCTGTCCGAAAATCTGGTACTTGGCACCTGCGCCAGTCCTGGCCAACTCCTCCATGAAGAAATTTCCCTTTCCCGGGACAGGCTGATGGACCGGGTAAATAACCGACGGGTTGAATATCAATGCAGTACCCGCAGGTAAGAACTCACCTAAGTAAAGGCCGATTGAGCCCAGAGGAGTAATGAGAGTACTGATCGCGATCCCGTTAATTTCCCGGGAGGCCGGGACGATGTTGGTTTCATTCTGTTCAGCGTCGGCATTCAGCTGGAACATGGTCGTGGGATCGACCCATAGAACCAGGTTTTGCAGAGGGGCCTGGGAATCGTAGATCGCCCGTAGGGCTTCGGCCACGTGCCATAGTCGCAGGGATTTCCCGTCGATGTCCACGATGTTGGAGGTGATTGCCTCGACCATCCCTCTAGTGCGGTTGGCCTGATTGTCACGCGCGGCCTTTTGATACGTACCGCGGATGAACGTATATTCAATGTCCCTTTCGATCTTGCGGAAGCGGGCGGCCACCTGGAAGTCCAATTCCGTTGCCGGATTGGCCGTCTGGCCAGAAATGTTCAGACCATTCAAGGTGCCCATGTTGGACTGCTTACCGTATGAAATGTAGACACTCTCATGGAACATCTGAGTTACATTCTCGGTCTGAGCCCGGGTAATATAGGTGCTATTTGGAGCAGTCAAGGAAGCAGTCTCTGAAATATCTGGTTGCGCCCCGCCGATGGTAGAATACTCTTGACCGACCACAAAACTGCAATGGTTTGTGGTATACGCTTTTCCGCCAATCAAGGTGCTGAAAGGCACCCTAGTGTTTCCTTTATTGAAGAGCATCCCGGAGTAATTTAATACTCCAAAACTCTGAATCACCGCATCGGCCAAATCACTTTCACCTCACTTTAAGTCTGTTGCTGTTGCCTTAATAGGGCCGCCATGAGAGACATATCACCATCCCGTTGTGCGGCGGCAATTTGCTGGTCCAATCCTCCTGTTCCCCCGCTGGCAGGTGGCCGCGGAGTGTCATCTAGCACTTTCAGTCGGACATCCTTTTCCACTTGGGTCTTCTGAGCTGTTAGTAGGTCAACGAAGGCTTGTGCCCTCTTACCAGTTAGCTCGCTATCGTCAGTGACCACTGACTCTAAGAGACCCTCGTATTCAGATTCCTTTAAACCCGCTTGAACGAAGATTTCCTTGGCCCGCAAACTGGACAATTCCCTTGCGTACTGGGTCTGTAGCTCCTTAGCCTTCTGCAATTCCAATTCGACCTTCTCATCCGCACTCAATTGACTGGCCTTTAAATCCTGCAACTCCTTTTTGTACTTTGCCAATTCAGAGGCGGTCTTGTCGAAGGTGTCCTTACTCACTGACTTTGGTAAGGTCTTAGGATCAACCAATTCCACCTGCCCAAGGGCTTGCTCCACTTCGCTAAGGGTCATATCGTCTTTATACTGGTCACCAAGTAGCGCCTTCAAATCCATGCATTTGTCACTCCTCGCGTTTTAACGCCTTCTCTGGCGTGGTGTGTTTTATATGGGCTTCTCTGCCCTATACCAAGGTGCCCCGAGATCAATTTAGACCCAGGACACCCACATTTTAACATCTTCTAAAATCTAATGCAAGTGCGGATTCAATTCGACTAATAACTGATTCCACCCACTTTATCCTCGGGTACCAAGGTCCGTCCTGACAACTCTTCAGATACGATAATTCCGAGTCTATTATACCATTCAACACGTCAGTGCGATTCTCCTTCAGTAGTTCAAACTTTTTAACCCCGAAGGTTTCCATCCATGAAGCGAGATTCTCACATGCTCGACGAAGCGTTTCATCTTCCGACTTGAAAGACGACCGCCAAGCCTGGTAAATCTCACCCTCCATAGTCTCCTGTAACAATTCAACCTTGGTCATTTTCACACCTCACATTTATCGCCCGTACAGGCGTAGGTATACTCTCCGACGGTCTCATCCTCCGTTTCGTACCTCGTTAGCTCATTGAAATCAATCTTGGGAAACTCAGCCACGCGTTTGTTATACTCGGATTCCGAAATCTCCTCGTAGGGTGCCAACTCATAATGACCACCGTTGTAGGGCAGGAATGTCACTCCAGAAATGACTTGCATATTCTTTTTGACCCATTCCCCTACCTCATCCCATTCCTCGGGCTTCACGTAAATCGTATTGGACGCATTATGCTCACACCATGAGGTCTTGATGAACTTCACGTATTCCAGCTGGTCTATAGCCGAGTCACTACCTCTGACCACGGAGCCCTTGGGGGACTTAACTGGGAAATCAAAAACGACGGTTTCCGGCGCGGATGGGTCTTGACCGACCTCCGGATGATGGGGCACACCACTGGCAATAAGCAATGCGGTCACAGGGTCACGGGCCGCCTGACGGACACGACGTATGTAATACGGTGAGTATCTAACATGGAGGCCCGAAGCACAATTCACCAACTGAGAGACTGTACCACTGGGTTTGACACAGGTTATTGCTGCAGGGACATTGATTCCCAAGGCCTTACTGAACTCAGACGCGTACATGAACGCATGGTCACGCAAATACCTAAGGGTCTTCTCTCCAGCCGACGAGACCTTCCCCAACACCGGATGGTCACGCAATCCGGTCAACGAGACACCCAGGAGACGCTCCTCAATCCCATTGGCTGCCCAAGTCGGTCGAACGAACTGGAAATCAGTCAAGGTGCTTTGTAGTACACCGAGGAGGACTGCAGCTCGGACTTTCCCAATAAGCGTTCCTAATGTGTCAGAAGGTCGAACTACCACTTCCGAAAGGTTGCACAATTCACAGTCGCGCAAAATAATTTCACCGCAAGGATTGACCCCAAACTCCCGATACTCACGCCGACTAGGAATGGTTTTCCAGAAACTCCCACGATCCAGGATTCCCCGTTCGCCCGAGTCGGACATGACCAGATGGTTCCATTCCTTTTCAAAATACATCGGCACATCTAGACCCTCAACCTCAAACACGGCCGAATTATTGGACAGTGCCCGTTGAGGATTGCTCTCCCAATAAAAACCATCTTTAGCCGCTCGCATTTCCCGGTCTTGAGGGTCACTCAAAGTGATCACCGCTGACCGCCGGACTCCACCGACCATAACACTCTCGGCGGACATGGTCACAAGGTCATAGCACTCAATCGGCTTCAATTTCCGACCCACAGCACCCTGAAAAACTTTCACCGCGAAATGGAAAAGACGATCCAACGGTTCCGGACCCGAAGCCCGACCACCAAAAGTAGCCAACCTCGCCCCTCTCGGCCGCACCTTAGACATATCCCATTTAGGAATACGACCACTGGAGAGGACTTGCAGCAACTCCAAATAGCCCTTCGCCCAACCCTCCCGCGAATCTTCAACGACAATACAGTAGGGGGTCTCCTCCAGGGCCGCTGGCACAGGCGGCAATTGAAAGACGTATTTCCCCTCAACGCTGACCCCTACCCCAGTGCCGCACATTAGAATGTACATCGTCTCGGCAAAGGCTTCCCAGCAACCCAGGGTGGTATAAGCACAGTTATAACCGCTTAGATTCTCCTTCTCCAACGCCGGACCCGCAGACCAAAAAGCCCGCATTGACGGCATAACGTGGAGAAACCGAATGTACTTCAATGCACGTTGGAAGTCCTCCTCCAATGGCTCTGGAACCCTGGGTCTAAAGAAATCACCATAGCGCTTAACGGTCTCACTGAACGTCTCCCGTCGGTCACCCAACCACCGCGAATAACGCGAAGTATAAATGAATTGCTGGTAAGAATCCATTATAGCCTCCAGAAGGGCCGAGCTTTACCCCGGCCCTGTTTCGTTTTAATTGGGAAAGGAAGTGATAACCCGGCGGCGAAGTGCAAACGTTTGTCTCTTGCGAACATAGGATCATCTCCACCGCCTTGACGATCTCTCTTCGACGCTCATCGAAATCGTTGCCTTCCAGTAAGCGAGCTTTCGCCCACGCTCTCTCCAGGGTTCACGCGTACATTGCACGTCCTCCGGGCCGCCAAAGTGCCACCAAGACTCCTACACCACCACCGCCCGCGTCACCCGCTGCGCACTCGGCCCATCTGCTCGCCACAGGTAGGTCGTGTGCTCGTCGTATGGTGCGGGTTGGCCGGAGTTGTAAAGGGCCAGGGTTTCTTCGTCGACACGTTTGATGCTCGATATTCGGATGTCATCAAAGAGTGTGTTGGCATGGGTCGTTGAACCGATCGCCGCACCTACTGTTACTGATGAACCCAACCTCGTTGGCTTACTGGAGGCTGGAGACGTCGCCCGACGTATTCCGTCGACACGGACCGTCGCTTCCGTATCATCCCATCCGAGCGAGAAATGGTGCCAGCCATCAGGTGTGTGTGTATCGTCGAAATAGTACCGCCTTTCCGTCCCTACATCGTCACGCAGGTGCAGCTCCCACCCGGCTGCCTCGTACCGATGTCGTACCGCTATTCCCCAGGTGCCATTGCGACGGGGCACATAGATTAAGGTAGGGTAACTCATACTCATGCCGATCTGTCTGCGTACCACGTCATCCACATACGCCCAAAACTCAATCGTCCCCTCGCTCGGCCCGAGCAATCGCCGATGCCCACCCAGGCACCAGTCCTGTTCACCGACACCCGCATACATGCCGTCAAGGTAAAATGTAACTGCTTGTGCACCTGATGTCATACATACAATCTGTGCCTGTACGCCCGTTGCGCCAAAGGCTTTTTGTACAGATAGTTTTTGCCACGTATCATTCAAGGCCGTTACTACGCCGTCCGTAGTTCCGATAGAACTACCGGTAGAGTCAAGCTCCTTTAGCTGTATGCGTACATTACCGGCTCCCCTGGCCCATACATATGCTGTATAACTACGGCCAGGCAGAACAGGAAACGATAGAGTACGTGCGCCCTGGTTCGCAGAACTGCCGCTACAAACACACCGTAAGCTCTTGCCGCCATGCCAAGCACTATCCGTCGATACTGCGAGTGTTGTTCCTGCAGCAGTGATAGCCAGGCCGCTAGTATTATTCTCCACGCTGCTCTGATTCTCCGTCAGCAGATTCGTCGGATTCACCGCGTCCGGCACGCTCGTCGGGATCATCAGCAGCTCGGGCTTGCGTTCGCCTACGACGAAGGTGGTGGGGTAGGGCTTGGCTTCAAGCTGAAGGTTTCGTATCCTGCAGTGAAGTGGCACCTCTCCGAG